AGAATATTTTTGTAAGTATCTGATTTTAATCTGGCTTGTGAAGGTAAATAAGGCATTTTATCTCACTACTCTAAATTCATTATCATCATCATAAAAGTTTATTTGTTCATCAGTAGTTCCACTACCACTAACTACCTTGATACAAAAACGATAACTTCTTTCTGCTTGAAATCCATTCATCCACAAATTAAAATAATTACCTGATGAATCACTACTGATTTTCGAACCTGTCCCAAATGGAACAATTACTTCTTCTGTATCTGCGTCAAGAACCGAGTAAAACGCTGATGCACTTGGTAAATATTTTACATCTAATTCTGCTGGTGTTGTTGCAAAGTCCGTAGTAGGATATAACTCTCTTCCAACTATTCTGAACTTTACTTTTGAATCTTCTTTATATTCTGGTCTTAGGTTTTTAAAATATACTTTTAATCTTTCTAAATCCGTTGAACTTAGTGCGGATAGACTTCCGGTTGACCAAGAACTATCGTCCCAAACCACCTCTAACTTAGGTGGATAAATTGTATGAGTTTCTGTTGAGAAGAATTTTAAGTTTCCTAATCTCGTTGAACTACTTTCATCTTTTGTTGTATCACTTCCAGGATTAAATGAAAAATCTCTTGAACCTGTTAAGAGTGATTCTCTTTTAACTAATAACCCTCTGTTAGGATATGATGATGCGGAATATATGTGATTACTAACTAAGTCTGTAATATCAATTCTTACATCTTGGGTTGCCTTTGTAAGTGATGTTGATGAACTAACTTCGTATTGAGCATCAATACTTCCTGTCCACCAAGCACCTCCGTCTGTCAATACTGAACCCGTTACCCAAGGTGTAGTTTCATCTTGATTTCTATATTGATAACTTACTCCGTCAGTAGTAACTGGGTCGTGGTCAAGTTTACCATTACCCTCTGTCCACTCACTACCACTTACCATATATGCAAATAAATTTTGAGTTCTTAATAATTCTTCTGAACCGGCATCATATAAGTTTAAATAATATTTTGCGGTTGATGGAATTTTACCCTGTTGTATTGATGATGAAATATCTGTATAATCAAATTGTATCAATACTCTTGAAACATTTGCAACTGAACCATTTTGGTTTACAGTTTTATTAACTTCTAAGATTTCATCAGCACCAGTATTAATAGATGATGTAGTCCCACCTGAATATATTGTTGCGTCCTTATCTCCAAATATAAAATAATGCATTATAAGTCTCCCACTACTCTACCAATAATATCTTGGTTAGGATATCTAACTTCAAAAATACTTGGGTCTAATGATGGATAAATGACACCATTTTTAAGTGCGGAATTTAAATCATAAACATTACCACTATATCCACTTTCAGTGTCAAACTTACCTTCTATCAATACTATTTCATTGTTAGGATTGTTTTCTACTGGTGGAACAACACTTGCGACTCCGTCAACAGTTGATATTTTATATGCGATATCACTTAATATTATTGGTTGATTAATTTGCCAGTTTGATATATTAAAATGATTTTTTACAACCTGTATACAATTAAATAACACTTCACTCTTATTAAATCCTCTTTGTGTTACTATTGAAAATCTAACACCAATATTTATCACATATGCATTTTTCATTGTTATTGCGTCTGTTAATAATCTGTATTGAGATAAATACATTTTTAAATTTTGTTTTACTGCTTCATTTAAAGTTGATAAGTTTTTATTTGAATCATAACCTAATAAGTATAGGTTCATAGAGAACGGATTTTCAACTTCTTCTATTTGATTACTATCACTCTCAATTAATTGTGTATCTTTTGTAATGTATGCTTTTGCTATATTTCCAAATTTCTGTGGTAATGAATAAACTCGTGTTAAGTAATCTTGTCTAGTTACTGCACGATTTTGTGCGTTAAAGTATGCTAATGCATTTTCTCTAACTTCACTAATTGTTTCACCTGAACTACCACCTCTTGCAGGACTAAAATTGGTAAACTCTAAACTATCCTCAGCTTCAGTAACATTATCAGAATCTAAATTACCATCATCAATTGTAAATGTTACACTCTTTGGACGAGTAATAGAGTTTGCTCTAACATTATGTTCTATACCACCACCATAACGATAAGTTACTGTCAAACTTGTATTGGAAGGTGCTAAACCATAAGTTCCTGTTTTTAAAAAGTTTGATGGGTCAAATGACTCATCTAGTCTTGATATACCAAGACCTAATGCAGAACCAACATTATCCGGATTAGGAATTAAAACTTCGTCTGCGTTTTGACTAACTCCTGCACCAAATCTTATTTCCAGTCTATCATTATCAGTAACTCTTGTTGTAAATCTTCTAGTAGATTTAATTAATCTTAACATATAAGGAGTGTCAGATTGATATTGGGTATATGTTGGGTCATTTAAAGATGAATTTTCTATCGTTTCAAAAATAGTGTCTTGTGCTAGAAAAGGAACTTCATACCAAGTATTATTGTTAGAATCAACTATTGAAACAATCTCTGTTACATTATCTCTTCCCAAAGTTACTTTATCAAATTTTTTAGGACTATTAAATGAAAATGTTTCATCAATTGTCGTTCCAGAAATACAATTAACTCTTTTTCTTAATTTATAGTTTTGTGGAACTCCTGCTGATGATGTTATAAATAATATTTCATCTCTTGGGTCAAGTGCAGATGTTGCTCTAAAATCCACCTCTTCTGGAATTGTAAATTCAACACCAGTATCGGTTGCTACAACTGCATTTCTTGATACGACACCAGCATAATCTAAATCTGGTTCATATTCCCCACCACCTAAATCCTTAGCAGGGACTGTTTGAGATACCGTAATTTCTGTTAATGCTGGTGTTGCCGTTTTTGGTTTATATCCATAGGCTTGTGCAATGTTATAAACATTTTTTTTCTCTTCGGCATAGTTCAATAAAGTTTCTTTATATTGATTGTCAACATAATAATTCATTACATCACCAACATAAGATGCCATTTCAACAAACATCATACCTGGTGATGATTCATTGAAGTCATTGTATTGATTTGGGAAATAAGTTTTTGCAAACTCAATAAGATTTTGTCTTATGTCTGAAAAGTCTCTACCTAAATAACTAACTTCTTTTTTAATTGCTTTTCTGTTTGTATTATAATCAACGGCCATTTTATTCTCCTGCTCCAATCTCGAACGATATAGTGTCAAGTGCTTCTGGTTCAACCTCGGTTGAATACTCTAATGTAATTAAAACTTGATTTGGATTTCTATCGTCTTGAAATATTAATAAGTTATTTACATTAACATAAGGCAACCAAGTTGACAATGATTGTCTGATATCATCTTCTAAACTTTTTAAACTTTCTGGTGTTATCTGTGTAAATAATAATTTTTTTAAATTTGAGCCAAAGTTTGGTTGAAAAATTCTTTCTCCTTTTTGAGTCAAAATTAAATTTCTTATATTTGATTTTACTTGTTGTCTAATAGTTTTTGTTTTACGAAAAAAACCAGTTTCATTGTGGTCTAAAGGAAACTCTATACCAACATAAATGTTTTCATCTCTATCTATTTCTCTTACATTTGCCATTATGGTCTAAATCCACTTTCACCTTTTTTCTTGTTATTTATTGCTTTCATCAACCCAGAATAATCACGAGTTAATGCGTTTTGAACATCTTCTGGCACTTGGTCTACACTTACACCTGCTTTCTTGATTGAATCAACAGCTGCCATTTCTCTTGCTTTCTCTTTATTCTGACCTCTACCTAAATCCCCATAACCTAATACATCTGCCATATTATCACTACCTAATACACCACCACCCAATGTTGGATATTCATCTGTCTGTGATGACCCCAATGGTTTGGTGTTGTTCAATACTTCATTTAACGCTGGGTTTTTTGAATATTGTTTGTTAGGTTTGTTGATAACTTTTTTTGGTTTAGGTTGTGAAATTGTTTCTGCTAAACTAATTTCTTTTTCTTCATTAATAAATATCTCACTCAGTTGTTTTTTGACTTCTTTGCGAACAACTAATTCAATTATATTTCTTAACTTATTTTTATTCATTATTATACCTCATCATCATTTTTGTTACCTCTAATTTTTGCAAACTTACTTAAAATTCCATCATCTTCATCTTCTAATGTTTGTCTAACTTCTGTAAATTTATTTTTATAAGGAGCTGCTAATGTTGTATTACCAGCACCAATTATTGTATTTTCAATTATATCTAATATATCTTTTAATAAAGTTTTTAATGTATTACCTAATACCATAGGTTCTAGGTTTGTTTCATTACCAAAATTTAAATTTAAAAAACTATCACCCAAATTTATATTAGATGACCAAAAGTGTATTTTGTTTTTTGCATTAAATACAATTCTATCTGACTGAATAATTACATTTGGACTTCCTGAGTAAATATTTTCTTCAAATTTATAAGTCTCTATATTTGTTGATTCATTTGTCGTTAAATATATTGAACTTAGTTCAGTAGACATATTTTCTAAATAAGCATCTCTTAAATCTTTTCCTTCATCATCTACTGGATAGTTAGATATTCCGGACACTAACTTTATATTCGGTGAGTTAGTATGTTCTAAATCATTATTTAATTTGTTTTCATCAATATCATAATCACTATATTGATTACTACCTAAACGAATTGAATTTCCAAATCTACCCTGTATAATTGTATCACCCTCAAAAGGTATTAAACTTTTTGAACCGGAAGGGTTAAGTCTAAAATAACTACCATACTCTGTTGGTTCATCACCGGGTGTATCTGATAAAAAACTACTAACATAAGGTTCTGGTGATGCTATTGGACTATTTAGTTTACTAACCTT